ATTTTAACTTTATTCTTTCTTCAGCTCTTTCAATTGCTTTTCTAACATTTCTTCTAAAGAATGGTCTTGCAGCCATTTTAGAAGTTCCAAATTCAAGAAAAACTACATAAGGAGAATCAGAACTTACCATATATTTTTGAGTATTAATTTTTGTAACTGAAAAACTATTTGAAAGATCATCAAAATTATTATTAGGAGTAGCTCCAGGAATAGAAGCTACTACCTTTTTTGACGATCCATTTTTAGTTCTGTAATAAGTTTTTCCTGAAGATTGATTTTTTTCAATTTCAGTTTTCATCATTTCAATGGCATTTTCAGCTTCTTCTTTGAAAATAATTCCACTATCAATATTGAAAATACTTTCAAATCTTTTGCCATACCATTTAACTTCAGAACTTATCATTAGAGTGGTTTAACCTTTAACTGTAATGGTCCAAAACTTACTGTATCTGCAGCACCAACTCTATAAACATAAATATTATAAGTACCAGCAGTATTAGTTACAGTTGTAGATAAGTTAAATGATAATTCTCCATTTACATCAAATTGAATTGTTGGAGTATAAGAAGCAACTAATGTATTTGCAAGATCATATACTCTAACAGTACAAGTTCTACCAGCAATAGAAACAGGAGCATTATTAGCATCTACAGTTTGAAGATTAACTGTTAAAGCACTACCAACAAATAAATCAAGTTTATCATCACAATTAACTTGATCTGATTTCAATGAATATACTGGAGTAGAAATTTGATTTTGAGCAACTATACCAGAAAGTTGGAAAGTAAAGAATGAACTTGATGAACCACCATAACCGTGTAAGCTAATAACAACTTGGTCTTTTCCAACAGCCAAAGCAGCATCTGGAATGTCAAATCTATAAAGTCCAGGAGTGTTAGTAGCATCTATTTCTTTAAAACCACCAGAAACATAAGCACCAGTAACTGTTTGATTAACAAGAGTAATAGGTACTGCTGCTTCTCCTGGTCTTATATATCTTGCTATTAGACCAGCAGTATTATATGCTAACCCTGTTTGTGGAACATTACTATTATTTCTAACTTCCAGAATAATACTTTCTGATGTAGAACCTTCTGGTATTATATGATATTGCATTTTTTATAACCTAACCTCTAATTTTAATCCACCATAAATAGTGTCGCTTGTACCATTATTTTCAACAACAACTACATTGTAAGTTCCTCTATTAGCTGTTGTTATAGTGTCAATATCAAAACTTAATAAACCACCAGTTGCATAATCAAGAGTAACTGGATATGTTGCAACTAAAGTTGAAGCAATATCATAAGTTTTAACTGTGTATGTATAAACTCCATTTAATGGTATATTCTCATTATATTCATCAACAATAGATAATTGTATATTTCTATTATCTCCAACAACTAAATCAAGTACATTATTTGGTCCTAATTCAGTAGAAGATACAGTAAATGGTCCTTGTTTAATAACAACTCCACCACCACCAGAACCACCAGCAGTAGATACTCTACTATCAAGATAATAACCATAAGTACCAACAGCAGGAACACCACCAGTAGGAGATGATGTTGCTCTTACTTGATTCCATAATGCTTGTGTAATAGCAGTAGTAGTTGGAGGAGTAGTGTATGAAAATGTTGCCATTCTTGAAGTAATAGTATCATTTAAGTTTGTTCCAACAATAAATCCAGCTTGTCCAGTTGTAAATGATCCTGGTAATGCTGCTTGCCAAATTTGAGTAACAGTAGGAGCAGCAGTGTATGAACTACTTGCTAATCTTGTACTTATTTGAGCATCTACGTTTGTCTTGAGTTGTAAGCCAATAGAGTTGAGAGTAGTAATATTAGTAGTAAGATGGTCCCAAATAGAAGATACATTACTTATACTTCCCACTGATCCAGTAACGGACCCAACACTTCCAACAACATTACCTCCAACATTTCCAACAACTGATGCAACAGTTCCATTTACGTTACCTCCTATTGAACCAACAACGGAAGCAACACTGCCACCAACATTTCCAGTTACAGAACCAACAGAACCAGATAAATTTCCAGTAATGTTTCCAGTCATATTAAATGTTTGAGTGGAAGCAAGTGAGAAGTTTGCTTTATCTGTTAATGCTCTCGTAGCATAAGTCCATACTCCAGCGTCAGTAAGAGTAGAACGTGTAGAAACTGCTGCATCTAATCTATTTCCAAGAATATTACCAGCAGTACCAGCTGCATAAGAACCAGGAATTGCTGTAGCCCAAGGATCTCCTGCAGATGAAGCAGCATTCAATTTAGCACCAGCACTACCAGCAGCAAAACTACCAGGAATTGGTTCAGTCCATACAGCAGTTGAAATTGTTGCTGCAGAAGGTGGAGCAGTATAAGTAAATGTAGCCATTCTTGAAGAAATAGTTGTATCTACATTAGTATTTAATTTTAATCCAATAGAACCAACAGTTGTAAGACCAGAAGTTGCTACATCCCATACATTTTGAGCTGTGATATCGTTAAATCCAGTAATTCCTGTACCCTTGGCTAAAACTATATTAGTTCCAGCAGAAAGAGTACGAGTAGCAGCAGACCAAACATCAGTAGCAGAAATGTCATTGAAACCAGTAATACCAGTTCCTTTAGCGAGGACAATATTAGTACCAGCAGTAAGAGTTCTTGTAGCATTTGTCCATACAGTAGCATCTGTTGCTCTTGAAGAAATAGTAGCATTTACATTATCAACAAGAAGTTTTCCAATAGAACCAACAGTTGTAAGAGAAGATGTAGTATCATCCCAAATATTTTGAATAGCAGTAGCAGTAAGAGAACCAACACTTCCAACAAGGTTGCCTCCTACGTTTCCAGTCACACTTCCAACAGCACCAGTTACAGAACCTACAGAGCCTGATACTGATACAACTGTTGAGATTGCTCCACTACCATTGACCTGTATTTGGTTTGCACCAGTACCTGTAGTTGGAATAGCACCAGCAGAGCCAGTAGCCACAGAAGGAATGGCAGTAAGCCCAAGATTTGTGGCTGCTGCGTAATCATATGCCATAACTTGAACAACTGCATTATAGTCTCTTGAAACTGTTGCTTTTTCAATATTTACAGCAATCCATCCAAGAGTATCAACTTCACCTGCAGTAAATTCATAATAGTATTGACCATTGCCAATTTCAGTCCAAGTTCCAGCTCCAGATGCAACTGTAGCTCCATTTTTAGATATATTGATTGTAGGAGTTACAACACCAGTTTCAGGATTAAAACCATCTGTAATATCAACTAATAATACAGGAATTCTCCTTCTGGCTGCTGTTGCTTCTGATTGTTTAATTTGATACATTTATGGACCTCTAAATATTATAATTTATTTTATCCGCTAAAAATCTAACTGATTAAATCCTGCTGGTAATGAATAAACTGTACTACCACCTGTTTGGTCATATTTTAATGCATCAAATAATAGATAACCAAAACAAGTAGAACCAGTTGTTTCAGTATAAGTTGTTCCATTATATTCAACTTTATTAGCTATTATTCCATTTCTTACATCTGTCATAAGATTTCCATTAACATTTACAGCAGTTCTCAATAATGGTGGAGTTCCTGATGTTCCTGTTAGCATAATGTAATATTTTGTTCCAGCCACAAAATCTACTGTATTATTAAACTCAAAAAAAGGAAGAGAAGCAGTAGTATTAAAGTCTCCATCAACAACAGCAGTAGCAAGTAATGTTCCAGCGCCATTTCTAACTCTAACTTCAAATGTTGTTCCTGTTGTTGGAGAAACAACTTGAAACTGCATACTTTTTAACCTTATAGTTGGATGATTAGTAGGAAGTTGAAATGTTGTTCCTATTTCATTTGGAGAGCTTCTTGCTGTTTCTGAACCTGATGTTGTATGGCACGAAGGTCCGTAATATTTTGTTCCACTATATAACCAAAAGTTTCCACCAGGTCTTGTTGATGCTCCTGACCAAACACCAGATGTTCTTGTATGAGAACCAGCATATCTATGTAGTGTGTTGTTATTACAAGTGTTAGTAATAGAAACTGAACCACTATAACCAGTAGTCGCATTTCTTATAACAACATAATATGGAGTACCTTTTACCATAGAAAATGAAGTTACAGTTACAGAAGCAAATCCACTACCAGAAGCTGGACAAGTCCAAGTACCTGATGTTTGGAAAGTACCATCAGGCAATCCTGTTGTGCCAGATATGCCTTGAATACCTACATCAAATGTAGCAGGAGATGGAGTTGTTGTAACATTATAAAAAAATATGATTGTTGTTAAAGTAAAGTTTTCTTGTGGTACATAATACCAAGCAACACCACCATTACTTCCAGCAATAGCAAAAGAAGTTGAACCATATGTATTTTGAGCAGTAAATCCATCAAGAGGAATAATAAGTTTATCTGTATCAACTGTTATTGTTGCCATTATCCTGAAAATCCTCCATTAAACATTTGAGAAGCATTAACATATCCACCAGCTCCACCACCTGCATCATCAAATCTTATTCCATTTATTTCAATAGCATAAGCCATAGTAAGTGTAGTTGTTTCAGTTATAACACCACCAGAAGACCTATTAGCATAGTTTGATACAAATGCGCCAGCTGCTGTTCCTGTTGTAGCATCATAGGTAAATTGTGCTATTTGTGGAACATTTGTAAATGTACCTGTGTATCCAAACATCAAATAATATTTTGTAGAAGGTTCAAGCCAAATATCAGAACCTGTAGAATTCCAATAATAACCAATATTACTACCAGCAGTAGTAGTAAATCTATCACTATCCTGTGTGTTGAAAGTAAATAATAATGTACCAGAAGCATTATAAATCTTACAAACACTACTCATACCAGGATTTCCAGTACCAGCAGAATTATCTAATGAGTTCATAAATGAAATATTTTTAACTCTTATAGCAGGATGATTAGCATTTAATGTAAAAGCAATTCCATATTCTTGGTTATTAGCAGCATTTATTGCTGTAGTAGGACTATCAGGAACAGAAGGAATATCAACTGAATACCATCTTGTAGAGTCTCCTACAATAACAGTACTACCAGTTAAAGCAGATCGAGACCAAACAGATGTAGTCCTTGTTGCTGCTCTCCATTGACCATTATATGAATAAATACCATAATGGTTTTGATAAACAGATAAGTTTCCTGTAAATGTTCCAAGAGGTCTAAAAACAAGCCAATAAACTTGACCTTTTGTAACAGCAACAGAGTTTGTCAAGTTTATAATATAATTAGTTGGAGTAGAGTTAGTTGAACCTGATTGTATATTTGGAGTTGAAAGATAAGTATCAGAAGGTAAATCTCCTGTAGCATTTGAAGCCATTATTCCTACATTTAAGTTAGTATAGTTTGTTGATACTATTGCTGACATTACTACACGAGTAATATTTCCTGTAAATTGTGCTAAAAAAGGTATTGCCAAACCACCAGTAGTAGCAGAAATAGTTTGTGTATTTCCAGTTGTAAATGCTCTTTGGTCATAACCTATTTTTAGATTAGTATTTACAGTTATAATAGCCATTAGATTATCCTTACAATATTTCCATTAGGTTCTGCTAAATCAAATACCATCTTTTTACCAACTAATGAACTACCACCAAAATGAGCACAATAACAAACAATATATTTACGCAAGTTTTCTATAACTTCTGCATCATAAGCGGTACAATCTTGGTCTAATGTAGTTTCAGAAACATAAGTAAAAGCAACATTATCATCAAATGTAACAACAATCATTCCATTATCTAATACATCAAAAGAAGCAAGACCTAACTCAAAATATTCATCCATTATTGTTTATTACCCTCTAATTTTTGGATAATTATATGTTCAATCTTATCTGTTATTAATTCAATAATTCTTAAGCCCATACATCCAAAAAGAAAAGAAAAACCAAGTAAATATTTTGGTTCGTGAAGATTAAAAATACTTCCTACAATTGGTTCAGTTAAATAAACTGCAGATGCTGTTCCTGCTAATACTGCAGAAATTTGTTGAGCTCTGCTACGTTTCCTTGGATCTCTCATTACCATAATAATACTTCCAAGAAGACCAGCTATTGCTTGCTGACTACTTAAGATTAATTCATAATTGTTATTAGGCGGGTTTTCCATCAGTCAAATCTCTCCTTAACTTCAACTGTTAAAAATATAGAATCAGTATTTGCAGAATTAGTAGATACAACTTCAAAATATCTACTATAATCACTATCTCCAACAATTTTTATTTTATCAGCTACTTGAATATCAGCATTTTTTCTTAATGAAAATTTATATTCAACAAAAGAGTTGATTGCACCACCAGATTGTTTTTCATTAATCAAAGTGTTATAAATTTTACATTTTTCAGTAGCTTGTAAATATCTATTACTAATAACACCGCCAGAACCATCACTTTCAACACTTGATCTAAATATTTCACAAGTATCAGTAAGTTGATAGAAATTTGCAGCTAATTCTAAAGCTTCTTTATAACATTTATCCATTATAAAATATCCATTGGTCTATATTTTTCTGCCATCTTCAAGAAAGAATCTTTTAATGCAGACATTTTCAAATTATTTTGTCCATCAGATGTATCAATAAGATGTGATACTTTTGATGCTTTTAAAATAAATGCTTGTCTAATAGCAGCTCTTACATCATAAATTTCATTAAATGCAGCTCCTGTGTCTTGCCAAACAATATCATTTCCATCAGAAAACTGTTGTCCAGTGTATCCAAAATCAGGAAAATTAGGAGCAGAAGCACCTGATGTACCAGCTACAACGCAAGTATATTTTCTTCCATTTCTAACTGCTGGTTCAATTTCAGTATTTATAATGTAAGGTGTATTTGCTGTCCAAGTAATAGTTCTTTGATGCTCATCTATTAATTGTCCTAATTCATCACTATCTAAAGATGGATATTCTGTTGAGTTACAAAATAAACTTAACTTTTTAATAGCTTCTGTTCTTGTCAAAGCCATAATTTTACTCCAATTTGATCTATTTTATTATACTCTAATAAAAAAGGACCATACCTTTTGATATGGTCCTTTTTTTTTTACAATGAGAACACTAAATAGATTAGGTAGTTCTCTTAAGAACGATGATTGAACCAGCAGCTGAAGAAGTTCCAACGTCGTGTGCAGAGAAGCCAAATCTCTCAACAGCCTTAAATGCAAGCTCATCGGTGTTAAATAAATAGTGCTCGGAAACACTAATTTGAACACTTCTGCGGTCACCAAGAACAGTACCAGTCTTGAGGTTAGCAAGAGCACAAAGGTGAGTATTAACAGTACCAGCAGCAGTTGATGCAAGATGTTGTGAGAATACAATTGGATATCCATAAAGTGTTGGACGACCATTTTGGAAATTCATAAGATCTAATGCTGCGTTGCCTGATAAAGCATCCAAGCGGTTGCAGACTACATCATTAAAAAATGCCTTGGACATATACCATTTAGCATCTTGATTATCTGCATAAAGTGGAAGCTTACCAACCATTGTTCTAAAGTTAGCAAGAGTTGTAGCATTGTAGTTAGCAACTGTACCAGAAGCAGCAGAAACTGTACCAGCATTAGAAGCAACAGCCAAGTTAGCTGTGATGAAACCATCAATGTTACCATCAGTAGCATTCGCAGCAGCACCTAACATACAAACTCTATCTTCTTCTTGTGCAAATTTCCACGCCATATCTTGAGCTAAAGCAGTTCCGATCTCAATAATAGAGTCTTCATTAACTTCAGAAGTTACAGCAGTAAGGATACCAAGTTTCTTGGCAAGAACTTGTACTCTATCAAAAGTAGGTTGTGATTGAGTAATAGCAGTTGATTCACCAACCCAGTATGCAGTTGTAGATGCAGAGTTCTTTGGAATCCAAAGAGTATCAGAACTCATAGTTCTAATTGCAGCATTTTGTCTTACAACACCATATTGCTCACGAAGGAAGATTAATTCAGCAACAAGTTCATCTGGTACTAAAAAACCACCAGCAGAGTTTGTACCTTCATTAACCGCTTTGTAAGAAGTGTTTTCAGAAAGCCACTTAATAGCCTTCTTATTACCACGAGTTGAAAGGGCAAACATACCAAATGCATAACCCATTTTAGCTTTTTCATATCCAGTTGAGCCAGAGAATGGAAGACTCTTATAGATACTTTCATTCATAGGCAAAATAATATCTGATTTAGTTTCCACAGACTTTACCTCATTAATTACAGGAAGGATTTGCTCATCAGCAGCCTTCAAAACATTGATTTTAGTTGTAATTTCTTCATTTTCAGTAAGGAATTTTTGTGCTTCTTCAACACTTCCTTCTTCAGATGAAAGAATTTCTTTAGCTTTAAGAGCATTTTCTCTCTTTTTAGCTTCAAGTGATTCGATATTCATATTAATCTCCAA